TTACCAAGGAACACTGGAGGAAAAGCAGAGGTTGTTTAGTCGGCATGACCGCACAGCCGTCGATGCTTTTGCCCAGGGCTCGGCACAGCTTCACCCCTGGCCGCGAGAGGCGATGATAGCCTCCGCTTCAGCCTTCAGCTTAGCAGCTAAATCAGGATCTTCCTGCTGTATGGCGATGCGTGCAGTCACGTTTCCACCAGGGAGCCATGGGTTGGTGACAATACCGCCACCAGAAGCGGCAGGAGCACCTGTAGCCGGCCTGGAGCCCATGCCACCGCTACCGCCTTGGGGCTTGAACAGATAGGCGTACTGAGGGTTTTTGCGGAGCTTGCCGGCAAGGTCGGTGATAGCAACCTCTAAGCCGTCAATAACCGCAATAGTTTTGCCGTTCTTGTCTTGAACAAGCAAATGCAGCAAAGCCCATGCGTGCTCAGGATGGAAAACTTCGGCGGCATTAAAGACGGCAAGAAAATCGGCTCGCTTGCGATCCTCGACGCGCTTAGTATCTGCTTCTAAAATGGCCTTGTCTTTTTCTTCGTTTTCTTTCCTTAGCGCTTCAAGGTTGTCGTTTGCTTGTTTGAGCAATTCCTGAAACTGGCCCTTTTCTTCCAATTCCCTTTTTAGTCGCGCCTCTTCCTTGTCTCTTAGCTCTTTGAGTTCGTCGGCCACTTTTTTCTTTTCAGTTAAGATTGCCTCTTTGTTGCCATTCACGGCTTCCAGTTGCCGCTTAAGGTCCTTGGCTTCTGCGGCTTCGCGTTGCAATTCTGCGATTTCTTCAGGAGTGAGCGACATGACTTGATTGGTGGATGCGCTATACTGTAGCGCGTAACCGATTCATTGCACCATGGCAACAGCCGCCCCGACTCCAACCCCTTCGGCAAAGCCCAGCGCCCCTGCCGCTGTTCCCGCTGCGCCCGTGGCCACTGCGCTTGACCCTGCCGGCGAGATCGCACAGCTTAAGGCGGAAATAGCGCGGCTTCAATCGCTTTCTGAAAACTCGCCGGCAAGCGAAGACAAGCAGGCCGGCCCTGCAGTTGAGAGGATTGACATGTCCGGCATGGTGCTCGAAAAGTCTGTTGACGAAGACGGCCAATGCACGACCAAGGTGCTAAAGCAGCCGATGATCAATCCTGAGATGATCCGAGCCACTAAAGCAGTTCAGCGCCAGGCTGGCTTCTGATCGCAGCGCCTAACTGAAAGCCCCCGAACTGCTGCGTGTAGCGGTTCAGGGGGTTTTTTAGTGTCTTCACGCACTGCCAGCGCTTGTTTTTCGACCAGCTCCAGAAGGCGGGAGCGAGCGTCCTGATCCTGCGGCACCATTGGCGTTCTGCGTTTTTTGCTGCTCAAGCATAACACGCTCTGCCTCTTTTTTCAACTGCTTAACGGCTTTGCCTAGCTCAACTAGATCCACGTCCTCAGGTATCCATTCGCCTTGGGCCAGGATGCGAAGGAATAGCTCAGTTGTGATCTGGCCATTGGCTTCTATGTCGGCCAGTACGCTCACATCTTGGCCTAGCAGGCGATAGAAGTCAAAGTCTTTGTCGATAACAACCCTAGGTGGTTCTATGCCTCTGTATTCTGCCGCCATTCTAAATGCTTCATTAAGCGCAGCTTGCGTTTCAGTAGCGGCCACTGATAGCACGCAGTTGGCTTGCTGGTGGTCGATACGCTTTGCGTCGGCACTTTCAGCTACATGCTTCTGACCTAGCAGTTTTGTGACGCCAAGATGCGAGATTTCATTTTCTAGGCGATCAAGTAAAGCTGCTTGCGCCGCAAAGGAACCGGCGTCACATTTAACCCAGTACGCTTTACTGCCGATATTCATTCTGATGGCATAATTCTGCCCCGTAATTGCCTCGTTGCCATCGTATTCTTCCAGTACCAGCAAGCCAATGGCAGCAATATGCAACGAATGCAGAAGGTCTGCTAGGCGCCGGTAGTGAGCGATATTTAGATGCGCAACGTCAGACAGTGGGGGAGTAGCGCATAGATAGCCTTCTTTCTCGGCATAGATATGTACTAAGGGAATATAGTCGAGAGGAGTAAACCCAATATCACCTATTGTTTTATTCGACTCAAACACTTCGTAAGCGCCAGGGACAAGAACGCGAGCAACAAAAACGTACTCTTCCCCGTAGGCGCCTTTAGCAACTTTGCGCTCTTCCTGATAGCGGAACGTTGTTAGCTTTGCGCCAGGGTCGTCGCTTTCTCGCCGGCTGCCTAAATACTGCCATGGATCAACCGGCACAAAGTACGGGCGCAATGGCTTGATTTGATCGTCAGCAGATTGCGCTTCGCGCCTTTCTGCATCGACAACTATTGACGACATGCCATAGGTAAGCGCAACTTCTAGCCGCTTTAGAGCAAACAAGTCCAATGAAGTGCCGTCACCGTCAACATCTTTCCTAAATTCCTCTTCCCAATATGGATCACCGCCTTCCAGTTTAATCATCTTACGCATAACCATGCCGGCTGCGTTATGGATTAAGCGCTTTGTAAATGGCGCTAAAACGGAGAGATTAACGCGAGTCTTCCATGGGTCGATCTTGGTTTTCGGATCCTCTTGCTCTCTTGGTTCACGCGGCAGGTAGATATGTGCATTTGCGTGTAAATACTCAGTCCCCTTTGTGACGGCTTGCATTATCTCCCACTTTTGCCGCATTCGCCTATTTATGTCGTCCATATAAAATGGACTATCTACGTCTATGTAGTTTGGCAGTGATATTTTTCTGGTTGCTAGGTTCATTGCGGCAAAGCGTTTGCCAGTAGCCTAGCCTGCCGGCGCCAGGGTGAACGGGTTACAGTCGATGGATAAGATCAAGTCTCCATGACGACAGCTACTGCCCCTACAGGGTTGCGCCCAAGCGGTGACATTGTATTAGGGAAGAATCAGCTCTCACTGCGGCCAATGCAGGGGATGATTTTTAATGATCGACGCCGTTTTCGTGTCGTCTTGGCTGGCCGGCGTGGTGGAAAGACGGTGCTGGGGGCAATCGAAATGTTGCGTGGGGCGGCTGAGCGCAAGGGCAACTATTACTATGTTGCCCCAACTTACCGGATGGCAAAAGAGATTGCCTGGGATACTTACAAAAGCATTATCCCCGAACGTTGGATAAGAAAGAAAAACGAATCCAACCTTAGAATAGACTTGATTAACGGATCTTGCATCTACCTTAAAGGGTCTGAAGATCCAGACGCTTTGCGCGGTCCTGCGCTAAGCGGAGTAAACTTAGACGAATGCGCTTTTCAGACAGAATATACATGGAGATCAGTTATCCGTCCTGCGCTGTCTGACCGCAACGGCTGGGCGCTCTTTACTACCACTCCCTCGCCTGAGGGGACCGCAGGTTGGTTCTACGAAACGATCTTGCTTCTACAGAATGCTGACATGGCCGATCCTGGCCTAGAAAGGCTTGACCCTAAGCAATGGTCATTATATGAGTACACATCCTTGCAAGGCGGCAACATTCCAGCATCTGAAATTGCGGAAGCCAGAAGAACTCTAGCGCCTGAAGTGTTCGAGCGCGAGTACGAAGCAAAGATACTATCAAATACGGGTCTTGTGGTGTCATGTTTTTCGATGGACAATATCGACTCAACGATTGAAGACGATCCAAAATTACCTCTTTACGTTGGGATGGATTTTAACAATGATCCGCTTACTGCTATTTGCGCTAACATTATCAAGGTAAACGGCAGAGTAACGGAACTGCGAATCTTTAATGAGCTAAACCTAAAAGGCGCTACTACTTGGGACATGGCAGGGGTGTTAATTGATCTGTATGGTGGCGACTGCTGGAAAGATGAAGATGGTTATGGATTTGCCGAAACTCGCCGCCGTATTGTTGCCTGTCCTGATCCGACCGGCAAAAGGAAGCAAACGTCTGGCATTGGCGTCAGCGATCATCAGATCCTAAGAAAAGCCGGAATTACTGTTTTTGCCCCTGAAGCGCCCTATAACACTGCTGACAAGATTCGATCCGTAAACGCAGCGCTTCGTACGGCAGACGGGGAAGTGCATACTAAGATCCATCCACGCTGCCGGGAGCTGATAAAGTCATTCCGCACACTAGGTTACGCCGAAGGCACAAGAATGCCAAACAAAAAACTTGGCGTTGATCATGCTTTCGACGCCTTTGGCTATTTATGTCTGGGCAAATTTAACCTTGCAAAAGGCGAATCGGGTACTGTTACTACCCACAGAGTCTACTAATTCTCTATATTTTGCCTTTTTCTGGCGATTCTGCTAGTGGCTCCAGTGTGACTGGCCCTTTCTTCGTCCAGATCAGCCGCCAGTTCTCGACTTGCTCTTCAGGCGGCTGCACGGTGTACCACAGGTGGCCGCAGCAAGCGCAACGCCGCCGTCTTGCGCGA